AGCAAGCCGCGCCGCAGGTAAAAGTACCTGAGCCTGTTGAGGAAGTCGTACAGTGAACTTCGATACCGCATTCCATACGCTTCTTGGGCATGAGGGGTCGTACTCAAATCACCCATCCGATCCGGGTGGTGAGACGATGTGGGGCATCACGATTGCTGTTGCGCGTGAGCACTGCTACGACGGTCCGATGAAGGACATGCCGACTGATGTTGCGAAGACGATCTACAAGAAGTCGTATTGGGATGCGGTTCGAGCTGATGAGCTTCCGCCCGTTGTTCGATATGCGGTGTTTGATGCTGCGGTAAACAGTGGTGTAGGGACTGCGGTGAAATGGCTTCAGCAGTCTGTTGGAGCTACTCCTGACGGTGTCCTCGGTCCTAAGACTCTGGCTGCACTCAATGAAGTCAACCCTGACGGGCTGCTTCGGAAGATGCTTGCCCGCCGACTGCGAGCGATGACGGACATGTCAGGCTGGCCTTCGTTTTCTAAAGGCTGGGCTAGACGGATTGCGAGCTTGTTGGAGGCATGAGTGATCGACTTCCACAAAGCAATTGGGGCAGTTGCTGCCAGCATTGCTGCACTGGGAGGCGGCTACACGCTATTTGATAAGTTTGGCTGGCTAGACAACCAGATCATCGAATGGGTGCCGGAGCATTTTAAGATTCCGGATGCGACGATTGGCGCTCCAATCACCGTAACGGTTGCCAGGATCAAGAAGCGTGACGACTGTTCAGTCGAATCCTTCATTCCGGCCATCCGTGATGGTAACGGTATGGTGCATGAAGCCACACCGTCCAATCCCAGGTTCTCCGGACCAGCAGGGCCAGAGGTGGATACCTTCACCTACTCTTTGACGCTGAAAGATGTACCGGCACCGGGCAAATCAACGCTGCTTGCTACGATCAAGTACAAGTGTCCAGAGGGCGAACGAGTCGTAACTTATCCCCGCCACCAGAACCTCACTTTCAACTTGAGGCAGTAAATGACTCCCCTCCTTGCCGGTATCGTATCCAGTCTCATCCAGAACAACCTGCCCAAGGTTGCCCAAGCGGTCATGAACAAGGGTCTGGACTATGTTCAGGAAAAAACCGGCATCGAGCTAAAGCCTGACATGAGCGCAGAGGAAGTGAAAGCCCTGCGTGAAGCTGCTCAGAAGCACGAAGAGTTCAAGATCGAGCAAGCCAACAAGAACACGGCTGACGCTCGGGCCATGCAGGTAGCTGCATTGCAGCAGGACGACAAGTTCGCCAAGAGGTATGTCATGTACCTCGCTACGTTCTGGTCAGTGACTGCGGTTGTCTATATCTTCCTGATCACCTTCACCTTCATCCCTGAGATGAACATCCGCTTCGCGGACACTATCTTGGGTTTCTTGCTGGGCACAGTGGTCGCAACAATCCTGAACTTCTTCCTCGGCTCCAGCGCAAGCAGCAAAGAGAAGACAGAAGTTCTGGCTGCTGAACTCAAAGAGCAGAAGAGGTAAACATGGCTAAGACCCCTGCATGGCAGCGTAAGGAAGGCAAGAACCCCAAGGGTGGGTTGAATGCCAAGGGCCGAGCCAGTTACAACGCGGCCAATCCCGGCAAGCCAGGTCTTAAGCCGCCTGCTCCCAATCCTAAGACTGAGAAGGATGCCAAGCGGCGCAAGTCATTTTGCGCCCGCATGAGTGGCATGCCTGGACCGATGAAGGACGAAAAAGGTCGTCCAACCCGTAAAGCTTTGTCGCTGAAAGCATGGAACTGCTGACATGGAAATGATGGTTTGGAACATTGTCCTGACAGCACTGGTCGGGATTATGGCTTTTTTGATCAAAAGCCGCTTTGATGAGCTGCACAGGCTCGGTATACTGCTGAACAAGACCCGTGAAGAGATGGCCAAAGAGCACGTCACGCGGCGCGAGATTGATGATCGGCTGGACCGGATGGTGAGTCACTTTGATCAGCGATTTAATCGGCTTGAGGCCAAATTGGATGAAATCCGAAAGGTAGGGTAAGCAGATGATGGACAAGGGCGGCAAAATGAAAATGGTCAAGAAGGGCGGCAAAATGGTGCCCGCCTTTGCGGCCGATGGAGTGGGCAAAATGATGGGCGGTGGCATGGCCACCAAATACAAAAAGGGCGGCATGGCGGGCATGCACAGGATGCCTGACGGCAGCATGATGAAAAATTCGGACATGGCTGGTCGGGCCATGAAGCGCAAGACTGCGGACACCCGTGGTCGTGCAATGAAAAAGGGGAAATGATCATGGCACGTGGGATGGGATGCGCGACGCGCGGTGGTGGCGCTGTGATGAGCGGCGGTGGCAGTGGTAAGACGATCTCTGCGACTAGCACCAAGACCGGTCCGGTGATGATGGCCAAGGGCGGTGCTGTGAACCAGCACAAGCGGATGGCCATGGGCCAGAAGGTCAAGGGCTATCGCAAAGGCGGGATGTGCGGCTAAATGGCCACCTCAGGCACAACGACCTTTGACCTGTCGATTGACGATCTGGTTGAGGAGGCGTTTGAGCGCTGTGGGATGAGGCCGCAAAGCGGCTATCAGCTCAATACGGCGCGACGCTCCCTCAATCTGTTGTTTCTCGACTGGGCTAATCGGGGGCTCAATCTGTGGACGATTGAGCAGGCAACTTACACGTTGACCCAAGGGGTCAACGAAATCACGTTGCCGACTGATACGGTTAATGTGCTGGAAGCGATCATCCGTCAGAACAGCCAGGGCATCAACACGGATGTGTACATTGAGCGGATCAGCCGGGAAGACTGGCTGAACGTACCGGACAAGACTTCACAGGCTCGTCCGGCGCAGTTCTACGTGCAGCGTACCAATACGCCGAAGGTGTTCTTCTACCCGGCGGCGGACCAGACGTACACCTTTGTGTATTACCGGATTCGTCGGATCCAAGATGCGGGTAACTACACCAATACAGCGGACATCAACTTCCGCTTTTTGCCATGCTTGGTGTCGGGGCTGGCGTACTACCTGGCCTTGAAGTTTGCACCTGACAGGGTGCAGGCGCTTAAGGCCATGTACGAAGAAGATTTCCAGCGGGCGGCTCTTGAAGACCGAGACACGGCCAGTGTCCAGTTTGTGCCTGATGTAGGGTACTAAAAATGGCCTTCGCCACAGGAAAGTACTCGCTTGCTTTGTGCGACTACTGTGGGCAGCGTTATCCATACAATACGCTGCGCAAGAACTGGGAAGGCTACATGGTCTGCCCAGACGACTACGAGCCCAAGGAACCGCAGCTTGAGCCTTTGCGGTATCGTGGCGATGCCATTGCGTTACGTGATCCTCGGCCAGACCGGATTGAGCCGGTTTCGGTATTTGTCGGGGCCCCCGGATTTACGGCGTTTCAAAGTTATGGAAGCGCTCGCGGGACCAATGACATGCGTCCTTATATCGTTGGGCAGGCATTGATCGCACAGGGTGTGGTGGGATCTGTTACTGTGAGCACATCATGACTTACGACGAACTGGTCACCAACATCCGCAATTACACTGAGGTGGGAAGTAATGTCTTTACCAACTCGGTGATTAATACGTTTATCACCTTGGCGGAGAACCAGATCCTACGCGAAATTGATCTGGATGAATTTAAGCTTGAGGTCAGTGGAAATCTGACATCCGGCAACAAGTTCCTGTCGGCTCCTACAGACATTCTGACTCATCGATACATGATGATTACGTCGGGATCGGATCAAATTTTTCTTGACTTCCGCGACACGTCTTTTATGAAGGAATACTGGCCTAATGGGGCCACGACCGGCGTTCCAAAATATTATTCGGTTTGGGATCAAAACACGTTTTATGTCGCTCCAACCCCCAACACGGGGTTTGCTGTTGAACTAGGCTATATTTACCGTCCTCCGCAGTTGTCCTCGACCAACACCACCACTTGGATCAGTAACAATGCTCCGGAGGCACTGCTGTATGCCTGCCTTATTCAAGCGTACAGTTATACCAAGGGGCCGACCGAAATGTTGAACTATTTCCGTGGCGCTTACAAAGAAGCGCTACAGGGTCTCGGCATGGAGCAGCAAGGTCGTCGTCGTCGTGACGAGTACCGTGACGGCATGGTTCGTATCCCCATCAAATCGGAGTCCCCAGGGCCATGAGTTCTGCTCAATCAGCGGTGTTGCTTGGAGGAATCCAGGTGGCAACCACGGCCAACCGTGGATGGACGCCTGAAGAGCTCGCACAGCGTGCGGCTGACAAGATTATTCATGTAGGAGATCAGTCGCATCCTGCTGTCCAGGCTCAGGCAAGGGCTTTTAAGGAGCAGGTACGGCGCGTGGTTTTGTTTTACTTGCAAGAAGCAATTGAGCAGGACCGCGTCACGGTAGCAAATCGTATCAGACAGTCAGGGCACCCTGAGTTGGTTTCCCTTTTGGAGAAATGAAATGGCATTTACCGGCAATTTTATGTGCACAAGTTTCAAGCAGCAACTTCTTGAGGCGGTGCATGATTTTCGTGCAAGCGGGGGAGACACATTTAAGCTTGCGCTGTACGACAACAGTGCGTCGTTTACTGCGGCAACAACCGCGTACACTGCAACAAATGAGGTAGCTGCGTCTGGATCGTATTCGGCGGGCGGCGGTGCTTTGACCAACGTTAATCCGACGACTTCTGGCACCACGGCATTCACCGATTTTGCTGACTTATCGTTTACCAGCGCTACGATCACGGCGTATGGAGCACTGATTTACAACACGACTCCCACGCATACCTATACCAATCCAACGGTGTGTGTATTGGACTTTGGTGGTGCAAAAACGTCTACGGCGGGAACGTTCACCATCATTTTCCCGACTGCCGATGCTTCAAATGCGATCATTCGCATTGCCTAATAGGCCGATGTCATGGCGCTCGTCCTTAAAGATCGGGTAAAAGAGACAACCACAACGACTAGCACTGGCACTTATACGCTGGCCGGTGCCGTTACCGGCTACCAGTCGTTTTCCGTTGTTGGTGATGGCAACACGACCTATTACACGGTCACTAATGGTACTGACTGGGAAGTTGGTATCGGGACATATACAGCGTCTGGCACGACTCTTAGCCGAGACACGATCCTCGCCTCTAGTAATTCCGGAAACGCTGTCAGTTGGGGTGCTGGCAGTAAGGATGTGTTTCTGACGTATCCAGCAGAGCGCTCAGTTTATGTTGACGGGGCAGAAATTGTTCCAGCGACATCAGCGTCATACTCAGGCAACGTCACGACAATCCAGCTAAGGTTCAGCAGCACACCTGGGGCAGTTCCAACTGGGGCTAGTCTGTCTGCTGGTGAGTTGGTGGTAAACACCGCTGATGGAAAGCTGTACTTCAAAGACAGCGGCGGTACGGTTCAGACGTTAGCCCAGATCAATCAGGCTACAACCAATGGAGTGGAAACGCTTACTAACAAGCGAATCACACAACGCTGCAACGCTCAGACGACGACAGCATCCCCTTTTGCCTGGAACAGCGACAGTTATGACCAGCAGAGCTTTTCTGCTCTAGCCAATGCGTTAACGATCAACGCAGACGCCGGAACGCCGACGGATGGTCAGAGAGCGGTATTTCGGATCAAGGATAACGGCACTGCTAGGGCATTGACTTGGACGACCGGTGTTAGCAAAGGATTTCGCGCTGTCGGGGTAACGTTACCTACAACGACGGTGATTAACAAGACAGTCTATGTGGGCTGTATTTATAACATTGCAGATTCCCGTTGGGATGTTGTTGCAGTAGCTCAAGAGGCATAGGCATGATCAAGATTGACTTCCAGTTTGAAACACCACATGGCAAGTTCGCTGACGCTTTGCATCTGCCGGAAGATCACACTTTCACCGAGGCAGAGATCCAAGCGATGAAAGAGCAGCGCCGGGACAACTGGATCGCTGTCGTCACTGCGCCTCCCGTAGAACAGCCGGAAACCACCAAGGAGATTGGTGGTGAGGTCTATCAAAAGCTAGAAGGAGTCCCGCCCTCTGGAGCTAAACTCGTTGAAATCGATGGTGTTTGGTTCTATAGGGTGTAACCGTGGCAGATCGCTATTGGGTCGGTGGTACGGCGAACTGGGATGCCACAGCAGGCACCAAGTGGGCTACAACGTCCGGTGGCCCAGGTGGCGCAGCTGTGCCTACGAGTGCAGATGATGTCTTCTTTGACGCCGCCTCAACCGGCACCTGCACGATCAGCACTGGAAACACTGGTGCCAAGTCAATCAACTGCACAGGGTTCACTGGGACGCTAGCTGGGTCTTCTGCGATAACCGTATCTGGCAGCGTGACTTTGGTTGCCGGGATGGCGGTGACTTATAGCGGTACATTGACGCTTGCTGGGACAGGAACACTTACAAGTGCTGGTAAGACGCTTGGCCCGATAGCGATTAGCGGTGCAGGTATTACGGTAACGCTTGGTGATGCACTAACATTATCAAGTTCGATAACTGTCACCCAAGGAACCTTCACCACCAACAACTTTAACGTCACTGCTACAACCCTTTTGTCCAGCAACAGCAACACGCGGACGATCAATCTGGGTAGCTCTACGGTGACATTAAATGGGAGTACCGTTGCAGGATTTGGGACAAACACTAATTTAACATTTAATGCAGGTACGTCAACTATTATTGGAACGCAGTCCGCTTCGATAATTCAGGGAGGCGCCGCAAGTGGTACAGGCGTTACTTTTTACAATGTAACACTAAACTCTACGGCAGCAGGCACACATACCGTCCAGTCATCAAATACCTTCAACAATTTGTCTATTGCTGGCCCAGCATCAGCCGGCGTAGTGCAAGTCACCTTCGACTCCGGCCAAACCATCAACGGCACACTGTCCACAACAGGCACCGCAGGCAATCGTCGCGTCTGGTTCCGTGGAGCCACCTACGGCATCGCCCAAACCCTCACGATCAATTCCGCTCCGAGTCTGACTGACGCAGACTTTCGGGACATCTACGTTGTTGGCACTGCTGCGCCGATCTCTGGTACTCGCATCGGTGACTTGCGTGGATGCCGAGGGATCACGTTCGATACGCCTAAGACGGTGTATTGGAACCTTGCTGGCGCACAGAACTGGTCGGCAAACGGATGGTCGGATACAAGCACAGGTACGCCAAACACTAACTTCTTTCCACTCGCGCAGGACACCGCTACGTTCACAAACGCAGGTTCGGTGACGGGCACGATAACGATGAACTCTGCTGTTCCCTACACAGGGACGGTGGATATGTCCGGTCGCACGAGTGCCATGACGCTGGCAATTGGCGCAGCGTTTACGATTTATGGCGACTGGAAAAACGGTTCTGGAACCACATTAAGCACTGCAAACACCTTGACGTTCTCTGGCCGTAACACGCAGACGATTACTGGCGCAGGCAAGACATTCAGCGGCGGCATTACGGTTGACTCCTACGGCGGCTCCGTCGAACTTGCTGATGCTCTGAACATTGGGTCACAAACCCTCACCGTCACCAACGGCACGTTTGATACCAAGAACTTCAATGTCACTGCTGGGACTTTGTCTTCCACTAACTCCAACGTCAGGACGATTACGCTTGGGTCGAGTACGGTGACGTTAAGTACTAACCTAATATTCACTATTAGCACAAACCTTACTTTTAATGCCGGAACATCGACAATATCTTGTACGGGGACAATAGGCCAGGCGTTTTCAGGTGGTGGGCAAACTTTTTACGATGTTGCAATAACTAGCAGCGCAGTAAGCGGCGCATCTTCATTTAACAGGGCTAACACTTTTAATAATTTAACAATTACCGCCCCAGCAAGCGCTGGGTTTAGATTTGTAAATATTAGTGATAATCAAACCATCACCGGCACCCTCACCGTCGCCGGAGCATCGCCAATCCGTCGCATCTTTGTCCGCTCAGATACCCTCGGAACTACCCGCACTCTTACCGTAGGCACTCTCGCCGCAACAGACTGCGACTTCCAAGACATCACCATCGCTGGCACAGCAGCGGGATCATCCCCCACCCGGGCAGGTGACTGCGGTGGAAACTCTGGAATTACGTTTCCTGCTGCTAAGACCGTATATTGGAACCTCGCTGGCGCTCAGGACTGGAGTGCTACGGGTTGGTGCCCGACCTCTGGTGGTACACCGGACATCAATCAGTTCCCTCTTGCACAAGACACAGCGGTGTTTGATAACACTGGGTCTGCTGGGACTGTTACCATTAACCAAGCGTGGAACATCGGAACTTTTGATGCCTCAGCTA